ATAATTTCCAAGTGTTGTTAAGCTATCTGTAAATGTTGCCCACGAGTCATTTTCATAGTTGTAAACAAGCCTAGCATTAGGAAATATTTTTGAATCGTTTGGAACATGAGGCGAATAGTTTGCTGCAAGAGTTATCGTCCAATAGGCTAAACGATTTGGAAAATCCCTGATACCTTGAACGCGAGCTACACCGTCATTTCTCGTATTGAATTTAAAAACAAAATCGGGGATCTTGATGTCTATTCTTTGTGATTTATAACTATCGCATTCAACGATTCCTTTATCTCCGATACCAACTAAGGAAGTATCAAACTGCACAGAGGAAAACGTGCTTTCCGTTCCAAGTTCGCTATTTACCTTCTCAATCTGAAAAGGAGCGATAGACCGTCCGGTGTATCTAAGCTGCCAAGTACTACGCTCGCAATAAATGACAAGATTGTCTCTAACGAAACCAACAGAAACAATGTCTTCACTAGTTGGAATATCAAGAAAACCCCCTTGGCCCCTAATATCTGATCTCCAAGATCCTGCAGCTGGTGGCCCTGCTGTATAGGCAATGAAAGGGTTTCCAATCGTTGACCATCTAATCCTATTTGAATACTGAAGCGATCCTGCTGCATCTGGCCCTTCCCAAGTATTAAAAGTAACCATCCTTCCTCTAAATGGAAGCATACAAAGCCAATTAACAAGGAAGTTGGTAGCATCTATCTGCGCCCAAGGTGAATTAATTGTCGGATTAACATCGTGGTAAAAGTCCAACCATTTAGTCCCATCCGTTATTCTTGGAGGGTCTGCCAATGCACGAGAATGACCGCTATTATTTGTTACCCAAAATAATTTTTTGTTAGTCGTTGTAAAGATGGTATCATAAGCCGGAGGAATTGATGCTACAGAGATAAGTTCGGAACTTACCCAGTAGTTTGTTGACCAAAAGAAATCAATCCCTGAAACATCTTCTGCTGCTGCATTCCATGTCGTACCGGCTATAAATTCCTGAAATTGTTGAGTGGTCGCATTGAAAATATAGGCATGTGCTTGATCAAAAACTACTGTTTCATCAATTGGACTATCTTGAAGTTCCCTGATCCTTATACCCATAACGGGAAGACCCGGAAAATATTGAATGGGCATAATGGCAGCTACAGAAGCTTGAAGATTTATAACACCGGTTGCACGGTCTAATGTTCCGCTTGCCCCTGGATTGTTTGTTAGAAGGGCTACTGGGCTTGGGCCTCCGGGATCTGTAAATGTATCCGTTCCAACAACGATAAATGTAACGCCTGGTTGAATTGGTGTAGGAAGTAAATTTACAGTCTTAAAACCCACACCATTAGTCACTCCTACGTTTAATTGCAAACGCCCTAAAAGTTGGCAGCCTTGCTTTCTTAAGATCCTTTCTCTCCAAACGTATGCATTCTCTAAAATGGGGTAAGCATCGTCTGGTAAAAGAAAATTTTCACGTTCCTCCACAAGCCCAGTCGACATACCTGTGATGCGGAGAGGGCTATAACCCGCCATAATCCCCCTTCCAAGTCTTTCCATGTTTAATGGAATATATAGCTTGTGGAGATACTTGATAGCTTTCTGCTATTTCTACTATCCTTTCTGAATTCGCAATTCTTTTTCTAATTTCTGAGATATGGGATTCTAATTTTGCAGCTGGAGACTTGCACCCTTTCTTTAATTGAAAGGTTAATCCATCAAGATGCAATCGTCCTTTCTTTAGGGCATCCCTAGCATTGTCTTTAGGGCTTCCAATCCATAAATGATCTGGATTGCAACATGATCTATTATCACAAGAATGACAGACAAATTTACCTTTTGGAATTTCTCCTTTATGGATGATGTAACTAGCTCGATGAGATAGAATTATTCTCATTTTATTTCCGATAGATTGATTTCTATCATCTAGATTTTTAAATATTCCGTATCCAGAAGGATTTTTTGCTTTTATCCATTCCCAACATCCATTTGATTTTTTTTCTATGCTTGAAATAACAGTGCATTTATTAGAACAATATACTCTATTTCCCCAACATTCGCATGAACAATTTAGGCATGGTTTTGATGTTTTTTTTCTATATATTTCCATTCTATAATCAAGCCATTTTTGTCTTGTCGAGAATCCTCTTTCAGTCCAATAATCTCTTTTTGGTATACGCATAAACACTCCTTGGTTGAGGAGTATTATATCATGTATACAGGTTTCGTACAAAGATAAAGCCATTAGTAACCGCCGCCGCCATACCCATTTCCTGAACCTACGCCAAAACCTCGTTGAGTTGAGTTAAACATGGTGATATTTGGTTGGAAGATCTCTTCTACTGCCTGCCTTTCTAAAACAAGCCCTTCTTGACGCATGAACCCTTCTTTTAGGTTCTCAACACCTTCCATATCTTGTCTGTCTCTGAGGATCTCCATAGCAGTTCCGTAAGCTATATACTGAGCCCATTGGTTAAGAATTGGATTGTCTGTCGTCTGCATGAACTGTGATGGAGTTTGGAAAACTTCAACTTCGCAAAGATAGACGTTATCGGGAACAGGTCGGACTGTCAGTTCGTTATTCCAAAATAAAAGATTGTATGGACGCCCTACTTGATAGGTAGCAGCCCATACATTGATCATGGTTCCAGCTGCCGGAGCTACCGGAAAAGTTACCGTGATACTTGTGGTGACATAATTAACGGTTCCGCAATATTGAGGAGTTAATGGCGATGCGGGAGAGGGAATTGGTAATGGGGAAAGGGGAGGAATTGCCGGTTGCTGCACATTTGACGCATCAAGATAAACGTTATTGCCGACGTTGTTTTGCTTGATGAATAAAAGGCGTCCATTTGTCGTGTTGCTTCCTATTCCAAAACCATTAACTACAGCTCCTCCGTCATCAATGATTCGGATAGGGTCGCCATTTACATCGATACCGCCAATTACAAGCTGTGTGCTTAAAATCCCGAAATTAGGTTGAGGGAAGGGATTTACATTGTTTCCGAAGAGTGTAAAAGTAAACGTAGTAGTTACACCGTCTCCACCAACTGGCTGGAATTGAGTTGGATAACGGGGATAAAGGTTATAAAGCTGGTCGCGGTTCTTAAAGAAATTCCCTTGGATACCTTCAAAATAAACAGGGGCACGAAACCCCTGTAAATTATTAACGTCCACCGGATACCGGTCGACGTTTGGAATGGTAAGGAATTTATAAACCGATCTCTGCTGGTCAATTTTGATGGCGTATGGAAAGTCATTTGAATAAAATAAATTAACTGCGGTTTGGATGTCCGCACTTGAAAGAGACGCCTCACTAGCTGAAGCAGTTAGTCGTCTAACCTTTTTCTCTATGAATGTGTAAGTCGAATCTGCTTGAGCTACCGAAGTCATGTTAACCTACTTTTTTAGAAACCGACTGCCACAAATTTATGAAGCCATTCGCCTTCTTCATCTCTTGCTAATGGCGATTCATCTTTATTGATTGAGTTTCCATCGATGCTGACCAGCCCGCTTCTTTTGGGGAGCACCTTAGTTTTGTCGTTAACCTCGTTTACAAGCCCAAGGGGGACTTCGTATACCTTACCCGGTATGAAGTGCCAGATCTGAAGCGGATCGCCTGCATAACGGCAATATGGCTTTGTAAGCCTTTCATGTCTTCCTCTTGAATTCATGTATTCGGCTTTAACGATTTTTGCGTCTTCTTTCTTCTGTTTCTCCATTTCCTTTTTATGTTCAGGTTTGAAATGTTTGAATTCGTCGAAAACAACGCTATTAGTTAGTGTGTTGATAAGCCCGTGGAGTTCCCCACCGGCAGTCGACATTAGAAGTTGTTGAGTCATCTAATTACCTATGTTGTTAAGTGATTGAAAAGGTATTCTGTTTGTTAAATTGCTAAATTCTAAATTTCTAGAGCCGGCAGGAGATAAACTAGCTGGTGTTTCCGAAGTGGCAGACCCATCGACAAAGGTATCGAAATATGTCGAGTCAATATCAAGTGCCATCGTCGTGCTGTTTACATTCAATATCTTTCCTGTTAGTCCGTTAGCCTGATACATGCCCCAAGTCCTTGGAACGGTTAACCGGACTAGCTGATTTTCTATATAAGTATTTGACCCGGTTGAAGGGACTGTAAATGTGACTACCATCGGGTAATCTTGCGTAATCCCTGTAATTAACAGGGTGCTAGGTATTTGTATGACGCCACGCAGATATTGGTTTGCCATTACGGTTTCATATCCATTAACTTATTATGTTTATGTGCATGGCATATTTTACATAACCAAGTAACTTCAAGAGGTTTATTGTAATCGTCATGATGACCATCTGGTTTACATTTTTTTAGGCAATTTTCGCATTTATCTGGCCTTATCATATATCCCACCCTAACAGCTGCTTGAAGAATTTTTCTGGCCCTTATTTTTGGTAAATCTTTATCATTTTTATTTTCCCTTAATCTTTTATTTCTCTTATCTTTACATTCTTGAGTTTTAGATCTTAAAAGCGCTTTTACACGTACTTTATCGGGATTTTTTAATCTCCATTCACTTTGAATTCTCTTATATTCTTCAGGGAAATCCGATCTAAATTTCTTAGATTTTTCTGTTTTCTTTTGCTTGTTTTCTTGATGGTTTTCATAATATTTATTTCTATTATATTCCCTAATCATATCTCTTTTTGTGTCTAAATAACTTCTTTTTTCCTTATTAGAACACTCCTTGCATATGATCGAATATCCAGATTTAGCTCTTTTATTTTTTATGAAATCTTTTTGCTCTTTTGTCTTTTCACACCTTTTACACATTATCATGATGGTATCCTCCGTTTTCTAAGAGGATACCACCAACCGGTTATGATTTACAATTAGATCTTATTAATTCTCTAATTTATAACTCATCCAGTTTACAACGTCTGAAGCTGCTCCTGCTGGGCTCTGAGCGCCTCCAGAAAGAAAAATATAAGGAGTGAATTCCCCGGTTCTAAAAGGTTGCTTTAAAAAGTCGTAACCTGTTTGAACGCCAGTCACCGGATCAAACTGAGTCGACGCACCAGCTGGGGCATAAGTTGCAAATAACTGGGCTGTTGGGCTTGCGCTAGATGCTGGGAATGCAAAAGCTGTGAATGCTGACGTATCAATATCAACTGTAACTGTGTAGTTGGCAGCTGATACCGCAAGGATTTTTCCTGTAAGGCCGTTGATCTGTGTCATTCCAAAAGAATATGGGACGCTGAAGTGGATCTTCATACCGACGACATAATGCTGGGTTGGATCTACAGACGTTCTAACAACTGCCTGTGTTGCCTGTGTAATCTCGGTGATGTAGAGATATTCAGGTTCTACCGCATTGAACTTAGAAACGCGTCTTGTAAAGCCAGCTGTTGCGGCTGCCGCAAAACCTGCAGCTCTTAAACCGATTAATGTATAACCGGCACCTGACACCGAGCTGATTTGGAATGGCATACCAGCAATTTGAAGCATTCCTGTTGTGTTATACAGATATAAAACATCATCTTCTGAATATGTGTTTGTCTGAGAAACAACGGCTGGGCTTGCTGCAGTAATTGCAGTAATTGCGTTAGCTGCTTGTGCTTCCACAGTTGGAGCGGATGTTACATAAGTAAACCCTGTTCCCGCTGCAAACGCAGATTCAAGCATTGCTGTTGTTTTTACCGTCTTGATACCTTCGCCGGCAGCTG